CTATAGCTGATTCTAGGGTGTTAGCCAGTAAGTTTATTAAAGCACCACAGCGTCAGTCTGAAACTCAAGGACAACACATTGCTTCAGAGATGGCACAAGGAATGCCTGCTCGTAGTCTAGAGAGCATAGAGGCAACTCTAGGTGCTGAGAAAGCTTCAGAAGCTGATTACCAAGCACAGCATATCCAATCATTAAGCGATGGTGATTTCACACGCGAGAGTTTAGATTGGTTAGGCACTACACGCTGGAACATGGTTAAGACAGGTGAACTAGCGTTTAGTGTTGCTGATTGGTCTGATGAAGAACAGCAGTCCCTTGTGCGCCTAATGGCTAACTATGAGGAACTACCTACTTCATGGAAGACTACTGGTCGTGCTGCTGAAGGTCTAGCTACTGACATAACTACTTATGTAGGCTTGGGCTTTGTTCTTAATACACTCTCTAAGATTGCTTTAAAACCTGCTGCAGGTGCATTGGTCCGTTCACTTCTTAAAACCACAAAAGGAGCAGGCACAGTAGGAGCTATTGAGGTTGGTGCTTACATGGGTGCTGACAACCTACTCAACCAGAAGATAGATGTTGAGACAGGCCAGCGAGATAACTATGACTATGTAGAAACAGCAGCCTACACTGCGGCTGGTGCGGCTGGTGGTTATATAATTATTGGTGGACTAACAGCACTTACTCTTCGTGGAGCATCCAAAGGTTTATCTAAGAATGCTGATGAGGTTGTTGACGAGGTTGTTGATGAAGCCACACCTGTAGCTGATGAGGTTGTTGAACTTGGTGATGAATCTGTTGATGAAGTCATTGAGGCTGCGCCAACACAGGTTGATGAAACCAGTGAATTTGTTGATGACTTAGACACAGTGTCTGATGATGATTACTTTGATGAGATGGTCGGTGAGCTTGGTGATGACATCCCTGAAGATGACTTGGCATTTCTATCTCGTAACATTGAAGAAGACTATGCTCAAGAACTAGCATCTGCTTCTGCGAAAAGGTCTAAGGCTATAGAAGACTTTGAGCAGTTAGTAGAGGAAGTAAAACCAACAACAGTTATGCCCAAAGGATTAGCAGGTGCAAAGCCTCGCTATAACTATGGTGAGAATTCTTACGATGTTAAGTTTGAAAGTGATGTTGATAAAGCACTCTATATTGTAGCTGGTAAAGGTGAGTCTAAATCTCACAGTGAGTACATGCGTTTCTTGCGCGGTGTGTTCCCTAATAAGTCAGTTGAAGAAATCAAAGAGATGGGGGCTTCTGTTAAGGCTGACATAAAAGAGTCTGCTAAAAACAAAGATGTTGATTTAGATGATGACCTAGTAGTAAATGCTAAGTATGAGCCAACTAAGAAGCCTAGACGACCTAAAGGTGAAAGTAAATCACTTGATGAAAAGCCTAAGATGTACGATGAATCTAACACTAAGGCAATGCCCTACAACATCAACCGAATGAAGACAGCACAGGACACTAAGAACTTAGTTTTAGAGCGTTCTGAACAACATCGAAAGATGAACCCACTTGAAACTAAAACTCTGGATGAAGTGACTGAGGAAGGTAAGATAGCTGCTAAAGAATTAGCAGAAGCTACGGGTGGCGACTTAACTGAAATCGTTAAGAGTCTTAGGGGTGATGTAGTTGAAATGGCTGCTATTGTAAACCGAATTAAAGCTACCCGTGATTTGCATGTTTGGACATTTGACAAGATGGAATATCTTGCTCGCAAGTATAAAAAAGAAGGTGGCCTAAGTGGTTTAGAGCAAGGTGAGTTAGTTAAAGTAGTTCAAATGATTAACCAACTTGTTCCCCTAACCATCGACCAATCTGCAGGTGCTTCCAGAGTCTTAGGCTCAAGAAGGGCTATGGCTATATCAGACGATAGTTTAATTCGTGGTGGTATGGACCCAGATGCACAGGTTGCTGGTAAGCAAAGTGCGGAGGAAGCAATTGCTGAAGCTGAAGCTGAAGTGTTACTACCTGAACTAGATGCAAATGCAATAGAAGCTATAGCTAATGGCAATGGTCCTTTTGTTATAAAGGCGTTGGTTAACTCTATTATAGATGGCCTTGAAAGCGGAAGGATTAAGAATCCTAGAACAGCTAAAGAGGCTTTAGTTCCCTCTAGAGTTAAGCGTGTTATCGCTGAGATAAACCGCGTCCGTGCTGGTTCAATGTTGGGTGGATTAACCACCATGACAATGGCTGCTGTGTCTAACCATCTTCATATGATTTATGAGCCTGCACTTGAATATGCAAGCCGATATAACTTTGGATTGACCAAGGCATCAAGGAAATCACAGGGTGCTGATAAGTTAGCCCGTGCTAGAGCATTAGCACAATACTCTGGCAACATGCAGTATTACTTGCAAGGTTGGAAAGAAGCAATGAAAGCTGTAAGGCTTGGCGTTCATCTTACTGACCCTAACGTAACTCATATGGAGTCTAGTGCAAACATTAGAGGCAACAAAGGCAAGTCTAAGAAGCAGATAATTTATGAGAACATCACAGGCTACGCGCACACTGTGCTTATGGCATTGGATGAACAACATAAATTCACACGCGCTCATTCTTTAGCATTTGCTGACGCAGTAGTTGAAGCTAAGAAATTAGAGATGAAAGCTGCTGAACAAGGAAAGGTTGCATTTAAAGAAGGTAGTGCTGAAGCTGAGTTATATATACAGCAGCACATTGCTAGAATGTTTGATGAGCATGGTGCAGTTAGAACAGTTGATGATACGGGTACACCACAAGGAAAGGCTGACGCAAAGTTAGGTGAAGCTATTATGCGTGAGATACGCATGGAGACTTTCACTGAAGAACTTGTTGGTCTTGTAGGTAAAACAGTTAATGGCATAGCTGGAGCAGGCGGTGGTGCTGGTGCGTTTATACTTCCATTTAGACGTGCGCCAGTTAACTCTATTTCCTATGCACTTCAGTACGCGCCTATACCTGAATCTATATTTGGCATGCCTGTTATGAGATTTATATCTGCAAAGCAAGATGCAATACTTAGGTCAGGTGATGAAGTTCAGATAGCTAAACTACGCATGCGTAAGAAAGTTGGAGCTATGGCAGGTACATACTTATGGTACAAAGCTGAATCTGGTGAATTAACTGGTGGTGGTCCTAGTGACTACAAGATGCAGAAAGCTTGGATACAGGCAGGGAATAAACCCTACTCAGTTAAGATTGCTGGTAAGTGGATTCCTTATGCAAAGATTGAACCTTTCTCTACTGTCATGGGTGTGATGGCTAACTCTCATTACATCTGGAAGATGGACCCAGAGAAGTTTCAAGATGGAACTGCTCATGTTGTTGAGGCTGTGCAAGTTGCTTTAGTTCAAAGCATACTTAATAAAGCTTACTTCTCTGCTATAAATGATTGGATGAAGTTAATGGCTGGCGAGGACGACAAACTCATAACCACAGGAGAAGCTGCAATAACATCCTTTGTTCCTAACGTACTGAACCAGATGAACTCTGACCCTAATGTGCGTGAAGCTACGGACTTATTAGAGAAGGTACAGCGTAAGTTAGATGGATGGTCCCAAGAACTTGGGGCGCAGTATGACATTACAGGTCAGCCTCTGTTGAAGCCTAATGATGGGTGGAATCTATTTAAGCAACCTAATGTTCGTGCAGATGAATCAAGTGTAGCGCAAACTGTTATGACAGAAATCTATGACTTGCGAGTTGTGCAAGATAAAGATGGGTTGTTAGGTCCGCCACCAAGGAATCTAAGTGCAGGCCGCAAAGATTATCGTGAGGTTTATGATAGGAATGAAACTGAATCTGTGTACGCAAAGTACAACAGGTTTATAGGTGAAGTTACGATAAGAGGCATGACTCTTGAAGAAGCTCTATACGATAAAATAACTTCTGACCATTACCAGAATAAACCTAAATCACCTTACCTTGATGTTGACTCACCTCATATCGGAATCTTGTCGGAGATTATTAAAAAATACAGAAAGAAAGCCAAGAGCAGGCTGCTTGATGAGTCCGATGCGTTCAGAGAACTTTATGATGTTCTTGACGATAAGAAGCGTGAAGTTAAATATGCACGTTAAGTAAAATCCTGGCACTAACTTTCAAAAAACCAAGCCCCTCAATCGAGGGGTTTCTTTTATCCCCCCTTATTTAAACATAGAGAATTATAATGGCCTTATCCTTTGTGAATTACACTGGTAATGGCAGCAACAGAGTATTCAATTTAACTTTTAGTTATCTGCAACCAGCAGATGTTAGTGTAAAAGTTAATAATGTTGCTGTTACCTTTACATTTCTAGACTCAAGCAGAATCCAGACTTCGGTAGCACCAGCTTCTGGGGCAGCCGTAACAGTGCGAAGAACAACCACAAGAACAGCGCGAGTTGTTGATTTTGTAGATGGTGCTTTGCTAACAGAATCAGCACTTGATGCTGACAGTAATCAATTATTTAATTTATCACAAGAAGCATTTGACGCTTCTGCCAATGCACTTCCCTTAGTCTTCGACCAGACTTACGATGCAACAACTAAGCGCATTAAAAATGTAGCTGACCCAACTTCAGCACAAGATGCTGCCACTAAAAACTGGGTAGAAACAGCACAGACATCTTCAGTAAGTATTGCAACTACCAAGGCTGCTGAGGCTAGCTCTTCTGCTACCGCTTCAGCTAACTCTGCTACAGCTAGTGCTAACTCTGCATCTGGTGCAGCTAGTTCAACCACGGCAGCAGCCAACAGTGCAACAGCTAGTGCAAACTCAGCTACAGCAGCTTTAGCAAGTAAAAATACATCTGCTGCTCAGGCAGCTATATCAACCACTAAAGCAGGTCAAGCAGCTAGTTCAGCCACAGCAGCAGCAAACAGTGCGACTGCAAGTGCATCATCTGCCTCAACTGCATCTACTCAAGCTGGACTTGCGACTTCCAATGGAGCAGCACAAGTTGTTCTAGCGACTGCACAGAAAGTTCTAGCAACAACAAAAGCATCAGAAGCCAGCACATCTGCAAGTAACGCAGCGTCTTCTTTAGCATCCTTCACAGGGCAGTATGTATCCTCATCAGGCGCACCTGCATCACCAAGTACAGGTGACTTATGGTTCGATACCTCATCAAGCACGATGAAAGTTTACAACGGCTCTGCATTTGCCAATGCTGGTTCATCTGTGAATGGTGTAGAGAATTCAGTTCAGCATACAGCTACCGCAGGTCAGACAAGCTTTTCTGCTACTTATGATGCTGGTCATCTTCAAGTCTTCTTAAACGGAATACGCTTAGACACAGCAGACTACACAGCGACTAATGGCAATGCGGTTGTATTAGCAATAGCTGCGGCTGTTGGTGACGTAGTGTTCATCCAAGGATTTGGCACATTTACACTAGCTGACCATTACACAAAGTCTGTAGCTGATGGTCGATTTAAACCCATTGGAGCCGCTTCTGGAGGCCCTTCACTTGGAACCAACAGTGTCATCAGAGTCAATGCAAAAGTCATTGATGAGAACATTACATTTAACAACCAAAATGGTTCGTCCGTAGGACCAATAACTGTGGCTGCAAACAGGGTGATTACTATAGATTCTGGGTCAACGTGGGTGATTATATGAGCGTCATTAAAATAAATAACATAACCAATCTCGCAGGTGGCATACCGACAGTTAAGGGTCAGCAGTTAATCCCGACAGCTTGGGTAAACTTTAATGGCACAAGCACAGTGGCTATTAGGGATTCTGAGAATGTGAGCAGTATTTCGGACTTAGGTACAGGAAACTATCAAATAAATTTTGCGACAGCAATGGCAAATACAAATTACGCGATTGCTTGTTCAGCGTCAGATGGGGGCATTACAAACTCAGATACCTTTGTGAATCCTTACAATTTCACTACTGCCGCTGTAAAAATAGGAACAAATAACAACTCAGGTGTGTTAGGTGATAGGGGCTTTACCTCTGTTTTGGCGATGGGAGGCCAATCATAATGTCAACAATCAAAGCAAACACGCTCCTCCACTCAGACGGCAGCACAACTAATCCTCCAGCAATACCAGCGTTAGACACTCGCATGGCAAAGGCTTGGGTTAACTATGACCAAAAAGATACGGTTTCAGTTAGGGATTCATACAATGTTAGTTCAGTGACAGATTTTAGCACTGGAATACATTTAGTTAACTTTGCGACTGCTATGGCAAATGCCAATTATGCAGTGTCGGTAACTATGAATGGAAGTGGCACAACAGCAGCAGGTTTCGCCATGAATGAGCAGAACAATAACACCACTGGTTTGGCAAGAAATGTTATATATGCAAGTGGTTCTTTGGTTGACGCAGACTGTATTCACACAATCGTATTTGGAAATTAAAGGAACGAACAAATGAAAATCATATATCAAACAGACGATGGTATCGCCATCATCACACCAGCCCCTAACTGTTCCCTTACAGATGCAGAGACTGCGGCTAAAGACGTACCAACAGGCAGTGCTTACAAGATTGTAGAAGATTCTTATGTTCCTTCTGACAGGACATGGCGCAATGCGTGGACTATTGAAGCATCCGAGTTAACGGATGGAGTGGGTGACTAATGGCTACTACGATTACAGGAACTACCATTGACGTTGGCCCAAATAAACTGCTTGTTAATTCATCAGGTAACGTGGGTGTTGGTACTAGTTCGCCAGACCAAACGCTTCATGTAATGAAAAGCTCGGCTGGCTCAGTTACAGCGCATAGTGAATCTGTTGTTGTTGCAGAGGCAAATGGGAATAGTTATTTCAGTGCTATTGGAACTACTGGGGCTGGCCTATTAATGGCTAACACCGCTGGTAATGAGATAGGTAGAATTAACTACGGGTTTTCTAACAACATTATGCAGTTTTATACCAATAACGCAGAACGTATGCGCATAGACGGCTCAGGAAACTTTTTTTTGGACTGTACTACTACTCCTACTTCTCAAGTTAAGGGATTTATGAAACTTGCTGGTGCGAATGGCTTCATTAAATCAGCAGTAAGTTCCAGTGGTGGTGCGACCCATCTTCAGTTTATAAACCCAAATGGTTCCGTGGGACAAATATTTACAAGCGGCAGTGGTACGACTTACACAACATCATCAGACTACCGATTAAAGACTGACGTTCAGCCTATGACGGGAGCAGCAGACAGAGTTAAGTTGCTAAAGCCTTGTAACTTTGAGTGGATTGTAGACGGAACTAGAGTAGATGGTTTCATAGCACATGAGGCTCAAGAGATAGTGCCAGAGGCAGTATCAGGCACTAAAGATGCCATGATGGATGAGGAGTATGAAATTACTCCAGCTACCGACACAGAAGCAGCAGTGATGGGTACACGCTCTGTGCCTGACCTACAAGGCATTGATAAAGGCGCTTTGATTCCACTATTAACCGCAACGATACAAGAGTTAATTACTCGTATTGAAGCATTAGAGAGAGCATAGAACATGAGCATTACAATCAACATGACAAAAGCAAAAGTAATTGCACACGATGCCAGACGAGCATCACGCAATGCAGCTTTTGCACCACTAGATATTAAATCAACCATACCAGCCGAGTCTACAGCAGCAGAAGCAGCAAGGGCTGTCATTCGCACCAACGATGCAGCATTGCAAGTCAGTATGGATGCAGCCTCAGATGCGGCAGCACTAAAGGCTTTGATGCCAGCAGGAGAATAAGCTATGAGCAAGGCAAGAGATGGGGTAGAAGACCTCAAGACTATAGACGCTAATCTAGCTGCAAAGGCTCCTTTGGCTAGTCCTAGTTTCACTGGCACTGGTACTGTGAACGGAAAACTAGCTTTTTTTGACGGCAGTCAAACAAGAAATGGTGGTGTCGCAACAGAGGCAAATGCTGCCCTCATAAATTTCGGCCTCAACGAAGGGTCGGGTAATAGATTTGGTGGCACTTATAATCAAGCGAGTCAAGGTGGAATGTTGAATTTTGACACAAGAGCAAACCAGCCATTATTTCAAATTTACGGCAGGGCTGCTGGAGTAGCAGAGGCAACGGGTACAGCACTTTTGAATATTGATTCTTCTGGCGCAGTAACCAAGCCTTTGCAGCCAGCGTTTCAAGCATATGCAACAGGCCATGCCAATGTCCCAATTTCAACTTGGCATGAGATGGCCTTTACTGAAATATTTGACAACAACGCAGACTTTGACGCTTCAAATAATAAATTCGTTGCGCCTGTAACGGGCAAATATCAATTTAATTTATCTGTGCGTTTAGATAACTTTCAGGAATCCACTGTTTATTTTTATTTAAAGATACAAACGTCCAATAGGCAGACTTACTTTATTTGGTCAGGAAACCAAATGGATTCAAATATGACTTACTTAGGGGTCAGTGGAGGCATACTCACAGATTTGGATGCTAATGACGAAGCAAAAGTCCAATACTTTATTCATGGAGGCGCGGCAGTTGCTGACTTAAATGCAGAGACAAGATTTTCAGGATTCTTAGCTTGCTAACTAACGGGCGAAATAACCCACTTTAAATGAGGTAACACAATGGCAACATTAACAATTACAGTAGAAGTGACAGACACAGAACAAGCAATCTTTCTTAACGACTTACTCAGCATCAATGAGTGGGTACAAAGTGCAGTCAACGGCAAGAAGAACAATTGCTGGAAACGTATGCAGACTGAGTGGACAACTAAGTTGATGAATGACGCTAGTTTTACAGACAGCATCCCAAGCAACCAAGCAGACTTTGTGACTCTGGTTACAGCCCGTGAAGACTACAGCACTCGCACAGAACGTGACGAAGCAGCAGCAAGCCCAGAATAGGAAAATAATTATGCCACAAGGCAAAGGAACATACGGCTCAACTAAGGGCCGTCCCCCAGCAAAACCTACCAAGAAACCAAAGAAGAAGTAGATGTGGTCTAGCCCCACAGGGCTGCCCCTAGTTCACCAAAGCACTTCCCTTCTCCCAGAGGGGAAGGCTCTAATCATAGAGCCAGTGGTGGCCCAACGCCCCATCGAATATCTAGTAGTACAACCATCAACTAAACCTTACGAAACCCTAGAATATAGCAGGAGGTTATGGCTATGTTAGCGGAAATCGCCATTGCCAATAGTCTGTATAAGGTGGTGTCCACCGCATTCAAGAACGGCAAGTCCATATACGACATGGGTAGCTCACTTACTGACTATTTCTCAGCGACACATGAAGTTCAGAAAAAAGCTGGGGACAGTAGTAGTAAAGGCACAGCCTTAGAATGTTGGCAATATCAGGAGCAGCAAAGAATCCAGAGAGCCAATCTTGAGTGGCATATGAAAAAAAGCCGACTTGGCGGTTGGACAGATTTTGTTCGATTCGAGGCAAATTGGCATAGACAACGCAAAGAAGAAGAGTTGGCTTTGAGAAATAAGAAAGCTAGGCAAGCAGCCAAGTTACAGAAAGACTTACAGTTAGGAATTAACATTGGTGTCTGCATGATACTTGCTATGGGCTTACTGTTTGGAATTGCAATCTACTATAGAGGTTAATAATCATGTCACAAATGACTGACTATGATGCAGGACGATTAGTGACCCTAGTAGAAACTCTAGGCAATCAAGTCGAAACATTAAATGAAATAACAGTCACACTATCCAACCGAATTAACGACCTAGAAAAACAACTTGTTAAAGGTAAGGGATTCCTTGCTGGAGCAATGCTTCTTTCAATTGGTCTTGGTGGTGTTGGTACTTCAGTCCTGTCCAGATGGATGGGAACTTAACAAGCCAGGATTTTATATATGTCATCTCTCAACCCCTTTGCGGGGATTGCAGGGAGTGTAATGGATGGCCTTGATGATTTATTCACTTCAGATGAAGAGCGAGCAAATGCTCGTTTGAAGCTGACAGAACAACTCCAAAAACCTCACAACTTACAAGCGATGGCAAACATCGAAGGTGCAAAACATAGCTCCGTGTTCGTTGCAGGTTGGAGGCCAGCAATTGGATGGGTATGCGCTATTGGTTTGTTTTACCAGTTCCTTATCCTTCCATTTGCTGGACTCATTAACGCCTACTTTGCACTACCCGCAGAACTTCCTGCAATCGCATCCGCAGAACTCACAACACTCGTAATGTCTCTCCTAGGTCTAGGCGGTTTACGCTCCTATGAGAAAACAAAAGGACTAACTAAATGAGTAATACCAAACTAGAAGCAATCATGGCGGACTTACACCAAGAGTTAGCCAATCAATTATTAACAGAAGTCCAATCAGGTGAAACATCTGCAAGTATCCTCAACGTGGCCCGTCAATTTCTAAAAGACAATGGTGTTGATGGAGTACCTACGCAGGGCAACCCATTGGACAATCTTATCCACGCTCTTCCAGATTTTAATGAAGACGAACTCCCACTTAACCACTAGGTAACGCATGGCTACACCCGTAGTGAACGACCCTATCAAGAAAGACTTCCGCAAGTTTCTATACATAGTATGGAAGACTCTTAATCTACCAGACCCCACACCCATCCAGTACGACATGGGGAACTATCTCCAAGTAGGACCTAGACGTTGTGTCATTGAAGCTTTCCGTGGCATAGGTAAGTCATGGATAACCTCTGCGTATGTGGTGTGGTTACTTTACTGTGACCCTCAACATAAGATATTAGTTGTGTCTGCATCCAAAGAACGTGCTGATGCCTTCTCTACGTTTACCAAAAGACTTATCAATGAGATTGAACTGCTAGCTCACCTTAGAACAAAGAATGGGCAACGTGATTCTGTCATTGCATTTGATGTTGGACCTTCCATGCCTGACCACTCTCCCTCGGTTAAGTCCGTGGGTATCTCAGGTCAGCTTACAGGGTCCCGTGCCAACACTATCATTGCTGATGACGTGGAAGTTACAAACAACTCTGCCACTCAGACTATGAGAGACAAACTATCAGAGGCAATCAAAGAGTTTGATGCTGTATTAAAGCCTGATGGTCGTGTTATTTACCTCGGTACACCACAGACTGAGATGTCTATATACAACCTGCTACCAGAACGTGGCTATGAGATTCGTATATGGCCTTCTCGCTACCCTACAGACAAACAATCAGCAATGTATCAGGGTAGATTAGCACCCTTTATAGAGCTTAATAGAGCCTCTCAAGAGGGGTTACCAACAGAGCCAGATAGATTCACCAAGATAGACCTTATGGAGCGTGAAGCATCCTATGGTAAAGCTGGTTTTGCCCTACAGTTTATGCTGGATACAACACTAGCAGACGCTGATAAGTACCCTCTTAAGCTATCAGATTTGATGGTGACTGCGTTGAACCCAAGGAAAGGTTGGACAGACCTAGCATGGGCTTCAGGTCCCTCACAGATAGTAGAGAATGTGCCTATCGTTGGGTTCACTGGTGACAAGTTCTATAGACCCATGTGGATGTCTGACGACATGCTGGACTTCACAGGCTCAGTGCTTGCCATTGACCCATCTGGTCGAGGTAAAGATGAGACTGCTTACGCTGTTGTGAAGATGCTTAATGGTTATCTATATGTCACTCGCATAGGTGGCTTTACGGGTGGTTACTCGGACAAAACTTTAACCAGTTTGTCCACAGTGGCTAAACAAGAGTCCGTGAACATGGTGATTGTGGAGAGTAACTTTGGTGATGGTATGTATGTAAAGCTACTTACACCTATCCTTAATAGAATCCACAAGGTATCTATAGAAGAAGTCCGTCACTCCACTCAGAAAGAGATGAGGATGATAGACACCCTTGAACCTGTGATGATGCAACACCGATTGATAGTCGATGAGAAGCTCATTAAGGAAGACTACGACAGCGCACCAGAACCTTCTTATAGTTTGTTCTACCAGATGACTCGATTGACTAGAGACAGGGGAGCAATCATCCATGATGACCGCTTAGATGCTCTAAGTATGGCTGTCGCTTACTGGACAGAACAGATGGATGCTGACAGTGAATCTTTAGCTACACTGCAGAAAGCAGAAGAATTTACTAGAGGATTAGAGAGGTTCATGGACCATGCTGTAGGACAAAAACCTAAAGGAATTACTTGGATGTAGCAAAGGTTGCACTAAGGGGGAACCCCTGAGATAGGACTATGAGATGTGATGTTGTGTGATGGAACTAATAGTCCTAACTACAACACCATATCTCTAAGATTCCTTCTATTAGATGTCTATTGGTTATCCTTTATGTGGGTCTATTGGATTGTCCTTTGGTTATTCCCAACTTTTGTTTTGGCGAAAAACTATGAGAGGGTGATTACGTATCGGGGCAGGCGGAAACCCCCCTCTTACCTATCAGAATCTTGAGAGGACCTCAGCCAAT